GCGCCGGCGATGCGCTCTCGTCAGGAGCGGAAATTGCGGCGGGCGCGCTTGTTAGCGGAGGCGAGGGCGCGGCTGCGTCGTTCGCGACCGGCCTAGCTGGCCAGCTCGCCGGCGGGATCGGAGACAGCCTGAGCGGCTTCCTCACGGGTCTCGTGGGCAGCTTTGGCGGCAGCTTCGCCGAGGGCGGACGATTCAAGGGCCGCTCGATGCGCACGCTCTCCCCGCTCGCGAACCGGCTCGGCGGCAAGTACTCGAACCGCACGCTGATCGAAGTCGCGGAGATCCCGGGGCTCGAGGAGGCCGTGATTCCCCTGAAGGGCGGAGCAATCCCGATCGAGGTGAAGCCGAACCGAAACCGTGAGGATCCGAGGGCTCGCCGAGGGCCGTACGACGACATGCTCGAGCAGCTCGGACGGCTCGATGTCCAGGAGCAGCGGCTCAGGGCGGATGCGCCGGCGGAACGTGAGCGCGAGAAGGCTCGCGAGCGAACGGACTTCGCCGTGCGGCAGGCTGACACGCGGCGAGCTCCGATCGGGGAGCGGCAACGCGTCGGGGTCGGCGCTGACCGCGAGGAGCGGCGTGCGGCGAAGAGCGGGCGGCGACAGCGGCCTACCGTCATCGCGTCCGCGCCAGTCGTGAACTCGAGCTTCACGATCAACGTCTCGGACAGCGGGTCGCGGGACCCGGGAGCTGACATCCTCCGGGCTATGCCCGAGATCGAGAAGCGGCTCGCGGCGACGATCGCGGGCCAGGCGAACCGGGCACTCACGAATGCGATCCGGGGTGCGTGAGGGGCGGGCTCGCAACCGCTAGACTCCACACACTTCGCACGGCGCTGCGGGGCGGGCTTCGGCCCGAGGCAGCGCCATGTCCGACATCGTCCCCACCACGAATCTTTTCACCGAGGAGGCCACGCACCTCGGCGACATCCATTCGGGCTACGCGCGGATCATCCCGTGGACCACGGACGCGGCGTCGGGAGACACGAACGTCTGCGCCGCGGGCAACCTCCACAACGGATACTTCCGTGACGTAGACGGCGATCGAGCGGCAGCCACGCAGCACGCGAGTGCCGGCGAGTCGGACCTGATCGCCTTCGTGTGGCGCGCGCACTACGCCATTCGCGCGAAGGCGCGGCTCGCGTTCCACTGGCGACGTGTCTCGGGCGCGGCAACTCCGGTCGACTTCCGCCGGGCCGCCGTTGGCGTTCGGCTCCAGAGTCACGCCACGTACGTGAACACGGCTGGGTCCGAGTCGGTCTCAGGCGGTGACGGCTACTGGCTCGTGGCGCGCAACGTCGCGACGCAGCCGGGCGCGAAGTTTTACCTGTTGCGCGTGAACGGCGGGGTGACGACGAAGCTCGCCGAGACAACCGTCGTCGACGTGTCGGCGTGGTCGCTGCGCGAGGGCTTGTGGATGTACGTGCTCGTGAGCAACAGCGGCGGGAATCCCGTGCTGATCTGCCGCCGAGCACCCACATCGCGCGAGTCGGTCGAGGGCTTGGCCGAGGTCGACATCTTCGGCGCGAACATCACGGACTCATCGGGCTCGAAGATCACGACTGCTGGCCGATGCGGTTTCGCGCTGGCTCGGCCGAAGGTTGGATCGGCCACGCTCGCGACATCGTTCGAGGTTACAGACGTCAACACGGCGACAGTCGTGCTGCGCGACGAGTGGATTCGCGCGAACTATCGCATCGGGGCCATCAGCGCAGCCGACGCAAACGGCGTCGTTGGCAACTGGCTCATGCCCTACTTCGCGGGCGACGTCGGCGGATATGGAGTGAGCCGCATCGCGCGGGACAGCGGCGCAAACCGCATGAAGAACAACGGCACGAACACCACGATCGACGGAGCGTGCGCGATCCGCGCGAGTCACGAGTCGACGCAGGGACGCAGCCTCTCCATCGCGCATCCCGCAGGCGGATCCTACGTCGACGTCGTACAGATCGAGGTGCGGGGGAAAAACCTGCACGCGCCGACTGGGACCAACGCGGACTGCTACCGGCTCGACCTGGAGTTTCAGCCGAGCAACGTGACCGTGCTCATGCGCCTCTATGCCGTACGTGGCGGAGTCGGAACGCTCTTCGCGTTGCGCACGCTCACCAACGACACGTCAGCCAAGGTCTACGAACTCTCTGTCGTGAACACGGGCGGAGTGACAGCCTACGACGGAACGCCGATCATCACGGTGAAGCGCGACGGAGCAATCGTCGCGTCCTGGACCAATCAGTTTGTGCCTGGCGTGACGCTGCTATCGGACAACACGTTCCGTGACGCGCGCTCGGCCGCGATCCTGACGGGCTGGGAGCAAGCGTGGCGCATGACGGCGAGCAGCGGCACAACGAACCGCATGTTCTTCGATTCGTGGACTGACACAACCACTCCAGGGACGCTCGACCACGACGTGCCAGGTGCAGCCGTCTCGACTGAGGTGGACGGGCTCAGCGGAACGCTGGTCTCGCCGCACTCCTGGTACATCGAGGAGCGGGCTCGGTTCCCCGCAGGGCGTCACGACTACGAGAGCGACCACGCGCAGACGTTCGCGATCGGAAGCCGCGTGCGCCGCGTGTGGAGCGTGGAGATGCCAGCGGCAACGCTGAGCGAGGTCGACGCGCTCAATGCGTTCTGGCTGACGCGCGGATCCTCGATCCCCTTCGACTGGACCGTCGAGGGCGAGGCCGTGAAGGGCGTGTTCGTGAAGGACTCGAACTCGGTCGTGCTGATCGGGCCGGGTGTCTACCGCTTCAGCTTCGAAGTTGAGGAGCGCTTCGCATGATCCCGCTTTCAGCCGCGATGGATCTCGCCGTGAAGCAGATGCAGAACGACGCGCCGCTCGTGCGCCTGTTGTCGGTCGCATTGCCGACGACGCCACCGTCGATGCTGCGCCTTGCGAACCACGACCGCGACCTTTCACGCGGGGCAACGTCCACCGGCGCCCCGATCGTGTGGAAGCGCTTCCCGTTCTCGATCGGAGATCTGCGCGACAACCGCAAGGGCGACTTGCCCAACCTCGCCGTGAACGTGTGCAACGTCACGCGCGAGTTCATGTCGTGGATCGACCAGTACCGCGGACTGAGCGGGCAGATCGTCACGTTCTCCACAGTGCACGCGGGCTTCCCAGATGCGCCGGAGAAGATCGACTTCGAGGCCGAGGTCATGACCTGCGAGGTCACGCAACTTGTGGCGACCTTCACGCTTGGTGCTCCGCGGCTCGCGCGGCAGAGCTTCCCCGCCGGTCGCTGGCTCACGCAGTGCGGGGTCGAAATCTTCGGTGGCCCTGAGTGTGGCTACATGATCCCCGCTGTCCCTACAGGTCTGGTCGGCGGTGGATTCGCAACCTGTCCGCGCAGCCTCGAAGCGTGCCGCAAACGAGGGGACGACGAGGTTGCGCGCGGACTCACGCGCATGCACCCGCGGCTCTTCGATGCAGCGCCTGGCATCAAGCCCGGAAATCCATAGCCCATGCATCACTTCGAAGACCTCCTGCATCTCCCCTACCGCTTCGGCGGCGTCGATCCTGCAACGGGCATCGACTGCCGCTGGACCGTGCGGCGTGGACTCGAGCGCTTGTTCACGGACCTGCGGCCTGAAGAGTTCCCGCTCGCGCCGGGCGAGGAGACCGCCGCTCTTGCGGCTGCGCGCGAGGGACGCAGCTCGTGGACGCTGCTTGGTGAAAACGTGTTCTCCGCAACGCGCGAGGGGGATCTGCTCGTGGGCGTGCGCGAGGGCGGAGGCGGCTTTGTCGCGTTGCTTGTCGACCACGAGCGGCGTGCGGTCCTGACTGCGACGCCCGACCACGGCTCGTGCCTCCTTCCGATTCGCAAGCTCCTCGGCGTCCGCGAAGTGTTTCGGAGGCACGCTTGAGCCAAGTTCACGTGCACGTCTGGGACGGACCGCTCGGCGTCACCGGGCGCGTCTCGACCTCGATCGCGTGGGCGCCGCGCCTGACGGTCGGCGACCTCGTGCCTCTGCCCATGCTCGGGCGACCGGGCCTGAGCGTGCACTTGAACGGCTTCGAGCGCGAGTTCGTGACCCTCGTTTCGCCCGAGGACCACGTCGACATCGCGGTGCGGCCTGCGGATCCTGCGACTGTCATCACGGGCATCATTACGGCCCTTGTCTCAGCCGCTCTCTCATTCGTCATCTCGCTCATTCTTCCGAAGCCCAAGGGTCCGAAGAAGCGCGGAGACGAGGAGTCACCTACCTACTCTTTCAGCGGCAGCGACAACGTTCGCGTCGAGGGCCAGCCGCGCCAGGTGGTCTACGGCGAGATGCGCTACGCCCCGCAGATTCTCGACGAGTTCGTGCGCACGCAGACAGCGCCGCCGAAGTCGAACCTCTACCTGCTACTCGGCCTGGGCGAGGGCGAGTTCGAGTCGATCGGCAGCAGCACTGGGGACAGTCCGGCCGGTGAATGGCTCGAGGAGGGCTCGCTCCCGCGCGGCATCGAGATCGAGAGCAACCCCATCGCAAACTTCAGCGGCGTGCGAGCGCAGGTGCGACACGGCACGCACGACCAAGAGCCGTTGGTCGGATTCGAGCAGCTCCACACGCTCTCCAGCGTCGGACAAACGCTGTTGCAGCAGGAGACATCGGCCACGACGAACAGCGGAACGGCGTGGTCGCTCTTGACGTTCCCGTTCAGCAGCAACGACGCGACCGTGCAGGCGATCTGGACGCAGTACGCAACGGCGTTCGACTTGCCCGAAGCATCGGACTCGATCGTCGCCACGATCGACTTTCCCGAGGGGCTCTACATACTCGACAGCTCGGGCGCGATCCAGGACGCGTTCTTCCGAGCCCTGATCCGATTCCGCGAGCTGGACGGCGCGGGCACGCCGATCACGACGGGCGGGGACAACGGAGATGGCTGGGTCTACGTTCCTCCGATCCCGGCGCTTGCCTCTCATCATCAGGGACCGTTCCCCTACGAGCTGTCCGCAACGCTCTACTCCTCGGCCGGCTACACACCCGGCACGTCCGGTCGCATCCTCGACGCGTCGGTCACGAGCGCCTTCGCATACACGTCGGCGAGCAACCTCGGAGCTGCGGCGAATGCGAGCACGCCTTGGACGGCTGGAGCCCTGATCGGCGCAATCACCGTAGAAGGATGGATGAGGCCGGGCAATCTTCCCGCAACGGGCTTGGGCGTCGCCAACACGGTTCGCGGGATCTTCGAGTGGATGACCACGGCCGGCGGTCATCGAGGCGTCGCTGTCGCGCTCGTTCGGCAGACCGTTGACGTAGGCTCAGACACGCCCATCCAGGGCTGGCGCCTTCGATGTCAGTGGGGAACCGGCGGAAGCGAGGCGCAAAAGAGGACAGTGACGACGCTGTTCGGCTCAGGGTGGTTTCACGTCGCGATGACTTACTTTCGCGATCCGTCGGGATCAACAAAGCGCGTGCGCATCTACATCAACGGGGTGCGAAGGTTCGAGCTAAGTGGCAATGACCTCAACTCAATCCTTGCCCCCGCGGCTCCGATGTACCTCTCGCGCACGACGACGGTCGAGGACAGCCAGGGATTCCCCGGCACGTCCTTCGGTCTCATGCGCCTCGACGAGTGGCGTGTTTGGTCGGTCGAGCGGACCGATCAGCAGATCGCCGCGGCCTACGGTGCTGGATCCGGACAGTTCGGCACGGAGACGACGGGCCTCGTGGCGGGCTGGCACTTCGACCTCCCTGACGTGCTGACCAACTACACGTATTCGAACGACTACGGCACGCGGAACAACGACGTCACGAGCAGCGGTGCCGCGACGATGGGGGATCCGGTCTTCGCATCGCAGAGCGTGGTCTTCCGCTCAGGAACCGGCGTTGCAAAGCGCGCGCGCTACCGCGTGCAGCTCATGCGCTTCAACCTGCAAAGCACCTCGACATTCATCGGCGACCGCTCCGAGTGGACCAGCGTCGACGGCATCGTCGAGGAGCATCTCGCGTACCCGCGCATAGCCCTGCTCGCGCTAGACGTGACCGCGACCGATCAGCTCAACACGAGCACGCCGCGCGTCACGGTCGTCGGCAAGGGCACCAAGCTCCAGGTCTGGGACGGCATCTCAACAGTGCTGCCGACAACCACGCGCCGCTGGAGCGCGAACCCGGCCTGGATCTGCCTCGACCTGCTAACGAATCGGCGGTACGGGCTCGGACGCCGCTACCGCCTCGAAGACATCGACCTCGTCTCCGTCAAGGAGTGGGCGGACTACTGCGACGAACTTATCTACGACGCGAAGGGCTCTACCGCGATTCACTCGACGACGGGCACCGTCGCCATCGCGAACCTCAAGTACGACTCCGCGCTGTTTAGCAGCTACGGCGGCATCGAGATCAGCTTCCGCGTCGGCTTCACTCCTCCGTCGCATTGGATGGTCGGCGGGCACCTCGGCTTTACCGGCATCGCTGCACCTCCGACTGCGGGCGTGCTGGTGAACCTGAACACGATCGCGGGCTTCGAGATCGGCTCGATGGTCTTTGCATCCAGCACGTGGACGGTGACGCTCAAGTACGACCGCATCCGGTACGGGAATCCGTGGCTCGACAGCGCGCTGCTCTCGACCGTCATCAACCCAACTGCGGTCACGGGCAACGTGCAGGGCCGCGAGGTGCGCTTCCGATTCGACGGCGTATTCGACACTTTCAAGGGCGCTTGGGATCAGCTTCTCCTCATCGCGGGCACGGGTCGTGCGGTGCCGGTGCCTGACGGTCGACGAATCCGATTCCGCGTCTCGCGTCCGCGCGCGCCCGTCGGCATCGTCACGCAAGCCTCGATCGTCCCCGACAGTTTCGTCGTGCGCTACGGCGACGCCGGCGAGGCGACAAACCACTACACGGCCGACTTCCTCGACTCCGATCGCAACTGGGCGGCGGCGACGGAGAAGGCTCCGCGCTCGAACGATCTGCTCGCGCTGCAAGAGGGCGAGGTCGTGCGCGAGAACGTGGAGCTATTCGGAATCACGCGCCGCACCCAGGTACGCCGCGACCTCGAGTTCCGCCTCGCGGTCAACCGACTGCTCGAGCGGCAAGGCGAGTTCAGCGTCGGTCGCCAGTCGCGCGCGTTTGAGTCGGGCGACGTGCTCGTGCTTTCGCATGATCTGGTCCCCTGGGGCACAGGCGGACGATTCTCAGCAGCTTCCTCGGGCACCTCGATCACGCTGGAGCGGTCCGTCACACTCGCGGCTGCGACCACGTACTTCGTCCAGGTGCGCTTCAATTCGCACGGCCAGGCAGGATCGGGTTCGGGCACGACCGACTTCCTCGAGACGCGCGAGATCACCTCGGTGGCGGGCACTTACGCCGCCGGCGCGACGATCACGATCCTGTCGGCGTTCTCGTTCAACGCCTCGCCCGACGACGAGTATCTCGTCTACTCCCTGGCCGAACGTCGGCTGATCGAGGTCGCTGAGATCACGCTCGGTGAGGACGACACGCGCAAGGTCACGTGGATCGAGTACGACGAGACGATCTACGACGTCGACACGCTCGCGGAGGACATCCCGACCGAGCTTCAGTTCTTGACCGCAGCGCCGCCTAGCTCGCCCGATCACATCCCGGCACCAGCGCTGGACCTGTCGGTGCACGAGCAGCAATCTCGCGACTCGTCAGGCTCCTGGGTGCCGCTCCTGCGCGTGGCTTGGCGGCTCGATCCCGCTACGGCCGAGCATGTATCGGAAGTGGCGATCCTCATGCGTCGCGACAGTCAGTCCTCGTTCGATGAAGTCGCGCGCATGCGAGGGCCTGCGACAACGGCAACGATCCCCTCGGTTGGAGCTCCAGGCTCGAGCGTCGAGGTGGCGGTGCAGCCGATTACTACGCGAGGCAAGCGCGCGGCTCCGGCCTTCTGCGCTCGAGGAAGCGCAACGATCACCGGCGTGCACATCGCCCCGCCGGCACCGACGAACCTACGTGCCGTGCTTGACGGAGATCGCGTCACCTACTCGTGGGATCCGCCTGCAAACGCGCGCGGTCTCTCGTACGAGCTGCGCCGCGGTGGATGGATACTCGGACAGGTCATCGCTGTTGCGTCGGAAGGGTCGCGATCTCTC